CCGACCCACCCCCCGAGGGGGGGCGGGGGGTACGCACGCGTATATGTATAGATAACTATTCGGGGTGCGTGCCCAGTCCAGGATTCGTTGACTGTGGGTCAACTTTCCTTTGTGTGTTTGCCAACTGTGGGCAGTTTGTGTCTGATGTTTGCATCTGATGACACCCCGTCCGTTGTCGGGGTGTCTATCTGATATCTGATGCCCCCCCCAATGAAGGGTTTGCACTGTCCCACTTGGGACGGTGCGGGTTTGTAGTGGAGGTGTTGACATGCCGCAGAATGTTGGTGGTCGTGGTTGGAGGGTTGATCCTGAGTCTGGTGCGAAGGTGATGCCTGAGCTTTGGGCGGAGCTGTTGGAGTGGTTGTTGTTGGGGCTTGAGCGGGTTCCTCGTACTCAGAAGGAGTGGGCGGCGGGTCGTGACATTCATGTTGATTCGTTGCGGCGCATTAAGCGTGATCCTCGGTTTGTGAAGGAGTGGGATCGTCGGTGTGCTGAGTTGAATATTCATCCTGAGCGGACGCAGTCGGTGATTGATTCGTTGTTCAGGTTGGCGTCGGATGGGGATGTGAAGGCGGCGTCGTTGTATTTGCAGTACATCGATAAGTTCACGCCGAAGCGGCGTGTGGTGGTTGATGATGAGCGTGTTGCTTCGGGTTTGTCGGATGCGGAGTTGGCTGATGAGTTGGAGGCTTTGGTTGCTGAGTTTCGTGATGTCGGGGTTGGCGATGTTGGTTGATCGGGCTGGGCGGTTGCGTTTGTTGCGGGCTGAGCGGGTTTGGGATCGTGGTAAGGTGCGTCGTGAGGTGTTTGCGATGCATGCGAAGGGAGGCCCGTGTTGGGTGGGAAGGTGTTGCCAGGGGATGAGAATCAGGATTGGCGAGATGAGGGTTTCGGGGAGCGCCCTGGTTTAACCCCGTGGGGGGATCCGTTTTTGCCTGAGCTTGAGGATGGTGTGGTTGGTGATGTTGCGTAGGGTTGTTGTTGTGTCGGTGTTGTTGGGTGTTTCGGTTGTGGTGTGTGCTGTTCTTGTTTTCGGGTTGTCGGTTGATCGGTTGTTGGGGGTTTTGTTTGGGTCTGGCCGTGTGACTGTTGATGGTTGATGTTTGTTGGCAGTACAGGAAGGGTTGCCCACGGGTGGGGGTGCATGTGTGGGAGTCTTTTTTGACTCCTGCGAAGTGGGTTTGGGAGCGGTGTCGTCGTTGTGGGCGGATGCGTAATGTCTCGCCTCGGTGAGTTGCGCCAGGAGGCGGAGTGGCGGAAGTGTGTTCGTAGCGAGAAGTATTTTTTGGAGCATTACTGGTATATAGCTCATCCTGCTGAGGGGCGCATTTTGTTCAAGTTGCGGAAGGCCCAGGCGGAGGCTTTGGAGCATTGGGGTGAGTACCGGTATTCGTTGTCGTTGAAGGCTCGTCAGATTGGGTGGACGACGTTGGTGGCTGCTCACCAGTTTTGGTTGGCGTTTTTTCATGCGGATCAGAATGTGATTGATTTGTCTCGTACTGAGCGTGAGTCGGTGTTGTTGTTGCGTAAGTCGAAGTACGGGTTTGCCCACATGCCGAGGTGGATGGTTGAGCGTGGGCCGAAGTCGCTGATTGAGCATCAGCAGAAGATGGGGTTTGCGAATGGTAGTCAGATTACTTCGATGCCTTCGGCGTCTGATCCTGCGCGTGGTGAGTCGGCTACGTTGGTTGTGGTTGACGAGTGGGCGTTTTTGCCGAATGCTGAGGAGGCGTGGGCTTCTATAGAGCCGGTTGCTGATGTGGGTGGCCGCATTATTGGTTTGTCTACGGCTAATGGGTCTGGCAACTTTTTTCATGAGTTGTGGGTGGGGTCTACGACTGGTGCAAACAAGTTTATGCCAATGTTTTTTCCGTGGTCGGCTACTGAGGATCGTGGGCCGGCGTGGTATGAGGAGAAGAAGCAGTCGATGCTTCCCTGGCAGTTGGCTCAGGAGTATCCAACGACTGCCGAGGAGGCGTTTGTCAAGTCGGGTAACCCTGTGTTTGATTTAGATTTGTTGGATGAGATGGCGAAGCATGTTCGTTACCCTGAGGTTGGTTATTTGCATAGGGTGACTCCTCGTAGCGTGGAGTTCAGACTGTGAGCTTGGAGGTGTGGGTGCATCCGAATCCGCAGCACGGCTATGTGATGGGGGTGGATACGGCTGAGGGTTTGGGTCATGGCGATTATTCGTGCGCCCATGTTTTGGATTTGAACACTGGGGAGCTGGTTGCTGCGTGGCATGGGCACATTCCGCCTGATGCGTTGGCTGACGAGGTGTTGTCTCTGGGTTTGTGGTATCGGGATGCTTTGTGTTGCGTGGAGGCCAATAATCATGGGTTGACGACGATCACGATGTTGCGCCAGTTGGGGTATCCGAATCTGTTTCGGCGTCGTTCGTTGAACCAGGCGACTTCTAAGGTGTCTCAGGAGTTTGGGTGGAAGACGACTCGTACTACGAAGCCGTTGATGATTGACGATTTGGGGATGGCGTTGCGGAACGGCGAGTTGACGATTTATGACCGGCATACGATTGCGGAGTTGCGGACGTTTGTCCGCAATGAGCGGGGGTCGATGTCGGGGTCGCCTTACGATGATCGTGTGATCGCTTTGGCTTTGGCGAATCAGATGCGAAAGTATGCGTATGCGCCTGAGTTTGTGCAGAAGGTCGATGATTACTGGACTGTGGACTGGTTTGCTCGTTTGGCGGATCGTTCTGGTGCCGTGGGGGGCGATTTGAGGATCGGTGGGACGACGGTGCGTGGGACACCGTATTTGTCTAAGTAGGGACCATATACGAGGAGTATCAGATGGCAAGGTTTGTTTCGCACACTTCAGCGTCGACGACGGTTGATGGCTCGAAGGGTCAGAACAACAAGATGGAGCGCGGCGGTTCTGTCGTGGCGAACCCGATTTGGGAGCCTGGTGGCCCCAGTTCACCCAAGCAGCGGTTTGATTCACCCAAGGTGAACAACCAGACGGGCGGCTACGGGGAGATCAGTGTGCGTGAAACGCCGGTCAACCAGCATGGCATTGTCGGCAAGGTTGAGCCTGCTTCTAAGCAGCCGTAGCGGTGGCGGTTCTGCCACCTGATGCCACGTTCGACGATTTCGTTTCATATACGGAATCTGTTCGGGGGCCTGTGGGTTCGGATGAACTTTCAAACCTGTGGGAGTGGCGTCAGAAGCTCCTGACTCTGCGTGTTGACACGAAGTCGGGTTACCGTTCCCAGTTGCCTGCCGACGAGCAGCATTTGTCTCGCCGCGAGTTGGGGGACAAGCGGTATCAGGAGGCGGTGTCTCAGGGCCGCAATATTGAAAGGTTGCCTGATAGGGCGATGTTCTGATGCCTCGTAAGACTCGTAGTGAGACTTTGGATCAGTATCGGGAGCGCATTGATCGTGCGCGTCGTTGGCGCGACCAGGAGGGTCTCGACGAGACCTGGCGGCGGTTGAACGATTTGTATCGTGGCCGGCATTGGCCTGGGACTACGTCGGCGGAACGTGATTTGATCGCTGTGAATCTGTCGTTTTCGACGGTGAATGTGATCGCTCCGTCGGTGTCGGTGAACCATCCGAAGATTGTTGTTTCCGCCAATGAGCCTCAGAATGGTGACAGGGCCGCGTTTGTGGAGGCGGTTGTGAACCATATGTGGCGGCATCACGATTTTCGCACTCCGTTCCGTCGCTCTGTGAAGGATTTCCTGATTTTCGGCCATGGCTGGATCAAGGTTGGTTGGAAGTTCGTTGAGCAGGAAACGTCGCTGTCGGATGTTGAGCAGCAGGAAATGTTGAATCAGGCCATTTCGGAGGTGGATGCGTTTGCTGCTGAGGCGCCGGCTTTGGCTGGCGGTCTCCCCACTGACGACGAGATGGCTGCGAATGTTCCTCAGACGGCGATGATGGTGGTGGAGGATCAGCCGTTCGTGGAACGTGTTTCTCCGTTCGATGTTTATGTCGACCCTGAGGCGACCTGCATGGATGACCTCACCTGGATTGCTCAGAAGATTGTGCGCCCCTTGGAGGAGGCGCAGAACGATAGGCGGTATCGGCCTTCGGTGCGGAAGCAGTTGGCGGCTGACGGTGGCGTGAACCCGATGTATGCCGCCCAGTATCTTGACAACAGGGAGTACCTGTTTGACGAGGAACGGGTGACGATCTGGGAGTTTTACGACATCCGTTCCAACACGATGTCGGTGTGGGGGGAGACAACCGACGAGTTTCTCATCAATCCGTTGCCGATGCCGTATGCCTACGGGCAGCCGTTCGTGATGCTCCGCAACTACGATGTTCCCGATTTTTTCTATCCGATAGGTGACCTGGAGGCCATTGAGTCGCTGCAACTGGAGTTGGATAAGACCCGTTCGCAGTTGATGAATGATCGTAAGCGGTATGCCCGCAAGTATCTGTTCCATGAGCGGTCGTTTGGACCCGAGGGCCGTGAAGCCCTCGAATCCGATGAGGATGGCCGCATGGTTCCTGTCGTGGATGAGAACAAGCCGTTGTCGGATGTTGTCATTCCGATGCCGCAGGTGCCGATTTCACCTGAGATTTATGCCTACAGCGAGATTATTGAAACGGATATCAACACCGTGTCGGGCATTTCGGAGTACGCCAGGGGTGCGATGCCTGAGATTCGTCGCACGGCGACTGAGGCGTCGATCATTGCTGACGCCCAGAATGCCAGGGCGTCTGACAAGCTCGCTATCGTGGAGTTGTCGATAGGGATGATTGGCCGGCGTGTCATCCAGTTGTTGCAACAGTTCATGACTGGTCAGTTGACGGCCCGTGTGCCCAACGCCCCGAATGACCTGTTTGTGCCGTTTAGCCGTGAGGACATTGTCGGCGAGTACGACTACAGCGTCGAGGCGGGTTCGACGCAGCCGTTGAACGACACGATTCGTAAACAGCAGGCTGTGTCGCTGCTGAACGCCATGGGTCCGCTTGTGGGCACCGTTATCGACCCGCAGGCTTTGGCTGCCCATGTTCTCAAAACCGGTTTCGACATTAAGGATCCTGAACGGTTCCTGATACAACCCCAGGCTGGACCGCAGACAGGTGGCCCTGAAGGCCCACCCGTCGCTCCCCTTGGCGTGGCTCAGGAACCAACCAGGGCGCCGGCACCCCCCATGCCGCCCCCTGGGGCACCGCCAGAAGGAGCTTTTGCTCCCACTGGCGGGGTTCCTCCCGAGTTGTTGGCGCAGTTGCAGGGTCAGATGGGACTTGAACTACCGGCGTTGTAACCCCATTATGTGGGACACCGCCATTTGTGTTATAGGAGCAACCATATAGGACTCCCCTGGAAGGGACATGAAGTGCCCGAAGAAAACATGGAAGCAACGGAATCCGCTGAGGTGGACATCCCAGAGGTTTCATCAGAAGCAACGACAGAACCTGGAGATGCCTACACCGTCAAGGTTGACGGCGAGGAGTCGCAGGTCAGCCTGTCGGAACTTCAAGACGGTTACCAGCGTCAAGCGGATTACACCCGTAAGACGCAGGAACTGGCAGAAGAACGTCAGCGTTTACAACAGGCCGAGGCGATTGCTTCGGCTTTGGAAACCGATCCAGCAGGCACCATTGCGGCGCTTTCATCGGCTTTCGGCGTGACGGACACCCTGCCGGCCACCGAGCCGAACTATTCGGACGGTGCCGAGGAGGATCCGACGACGAAGCGGTTGGCGCAACTTGAGGCTCAAATGGAGCGGCAGGCGCAGACGCATAGACAACAGGCTTTAGAGCGCGAGGTTTTTACCCTCAAAAAGAAGTACGGCGATTTCGACACGGCAGAGCTGTTTCGGCATGCTTTGACGAATCGGATTCCCAACCTGGCTGCTGCTTTCACACACATGAAGTACGGGGAAGTGGCGGCCTCGGCTGAGAAACTCCAGAAGGACCAGGAGA